TCGATTTCAAGCATGCTTGTACAATGTGGACAGCGTGTTGCTTCCAGTGGAATTTTACTCTTGCAGAATGGACAGGTCTTCTCTGTCGGTGCAGCAGGCTCTTCTTTTCCATGGAACAGGCGATTCATCACTTTTACAATCAGAAATACCACAAATGCCATGATGATAAAGTTCAGCACTCCGGATAAGAACATTCCAAAGTTCACGGTTGCAGTTCCGGACGCCCGTGCCTGTGCTAATGTATCATAATGCTTTCCATCCAGTGCAATAAACCAGTTACTGAAATCCAGTCTTCCAACTACAAGACTAAGAATCGGCATAATTACATTGTCTACCAGCGAGCTTACCAGTTAATTAAAAGCACCACCGATAATCACACCGACTGCAAGGTCTAACATATTTCTTCTTACTGCAAACTTCTTAAACTCTTTCCACATCTTCATTCTCCTTTGTTCCTGGCACACTATTTAGCAGTTCTTTCTTCTGCCTTCTGACATTCCATAATTTACAAAATGTGCCAATACAGCTACATCATCATCCCCAAAAGCTGCCTTTATATCACCATTGTTAGTAATATAATAATTATAATCAAAAACCGCACTATAGTCTACCCTATTATATACAGTTACAGCTCCCTGTAATGTCTTACATCCGGTTCCTGCTCTACCATCTTTCTTACCACTTGCAATATAATGCATATAGTAAGATTTCAAGTCATTTCATCTTCCTGCGTTACATTTGGCATATGGAATGTTCCCAGCATCTGGCAGTCACTCTTAATATCCACAGTACCTGTTCCATTACTGTTTAATGTTGTGGTTCCCTCCGGAAGTATCAACTGCGCACTATTTTCTCCACCATCAATCGTAATGGATTTTACCTTCGGCCAGCTTGTTCTTGCTACTACATGCTGTCCTTTTAAATTCACAGAATATTTTGCAGTTGAATCTGTCATTGCATTAAATGCTTCATCCATTGTGGCATAGGACTGTACTTTGGTTCCATTCTTATAAAGTATTGCACTTGCATCAGCTACAGATACCGATTTTACATTTCCAAATATCAGAAATGTAAAACATACTGCCAGAAACATGCACAACCGTAATGTTGTTTTTTCTAATTGTGTCTTTCATCTTCATTCTCCTCTCGTTTTTCTTTAATAATATTCTGCTGTTTTATCCTTCACAGCATCTCTGTTTTCCAGTGCCTTCTCTACCGTCCGGTAATAAACAATATTTTTTCGGCCGGTATTATTTCTGTCTGTTCCCAAATAAGTATCTTCTGCTACAAGACTCGCTCTTGAGGCATCAAAGGAATAGGATTCCAATGCGGTGTCTCCACTTCCCATGATATCTCCCAACAGAAGCTGCCGCTCCGGGATATAAGATAAATAATATCCAAACTCCATATAACCAGATATCATTGCTCCATTGCTGCTATTTTCATTAATGGCATTGTCCACCGGCTGGACGGTCTCTGTCGTTTTGTCATAGTAATAAATCTTGACTTCATACAGATATTCATTGGTACAGCTTGCTCCATCTGTAGAATATGTTATGCTATTGCTTTCTGCCGTAAATACATCCGGCTGTTCAATAAGAAGTGGAATATCATAGTTTGCAACATCTATCACTGCATAGCCATTATCAACAGAATTCTGACTCTCTGCAAATGCAAGATAAGCATCCTGCCAGATTTTGTCCTCATCAACTTCTGTCTCAGTTTCCGTTTCAGTTTCCGTTTCAGTC